TAAAAGCATCTTCTTTGATTGGGCTTTTAATAACATCAACATCATCTGAGAAAGTAAACCATTCGTTATCTGTTGCTTTAAATATAGTTTTAGTCGTTCCGTCTATATGTAAAGCTGGGTGAGAGCTGGGCTCAGAAGAATCATTAACATCTTCAGGCAATCCCTCTATTCTTCCTCTATCTAAAAAAACATTTTCTGCATTTTGTGCAACATCTTCAGGCAACAGTCTTGGAGCGATCTTTTCATTAAGTCCGCTAAAAGCTGTAAGTCTAAATCCTGCCACTACTAATCCTTATTGTTATCTGACTGAGATGCACCAAAATAAAAAGATATCACAGCACTAGCTAATCCGCCTAGGTATCCCAAGACCAAATTAATTAATGCTTCACTGTTTTGTTCTGGTGGCTGCAATGTTACTAAGAATATATAGCCCATAAATCCTGAGACAACAGCTATTCCTATAATTCTTGCAGTCCAGTCTTTACTAAATCTAGATCTAGCATCTTGCTTGTCTTGTGTCTCTAGTTTAAATACGTCAACATCAAGCTCTTTCATTTGAACTTCAAACTGTTGCTCAGCTTTTTTAAGCTCTAACATTTGCTCTGGTGTTGCCTGTTGAATAGCAGTATTAATAGACTTGGGATCTGATTCACATCCTAATACTTTTGCAACAACTTGTGCTGCCTGACCTCCTAGAGGTCCTCCAAGAGCAGAACCTAATGTTGGTGCTATTGCTCCTACTACATTTTTAATTAATCCAAATTTCATTTTGTCATCCTTTACTTATTGTAAAAATTGATAGTTCTTGGCTCTTGCCTTTAACTTTTATTGGTTTAAGTAATTTTAACCTAAATTTACAATCTATGGCAGTAGAATAGCCTATCAATATATCTTCTCCTACTTCTTTAGTTGCTGACTCTAATCTTGCTGCTGTATTTACACAGTCTCCAATAGCTGAATAATCAAACCTTGTATCGCTTCCCATGTTACCAATAACAGCTTCACCAGTATTTATACCTATGCCTATGTCTATACCTAGTCCTGCATCCTTCATGTTTTTGGTTATTTCTATTGCTGTCTCTACTGCTTTGTTTCTATGATCGTCTAAATCTATAGGTGCATTGAATATAGCCATCATTGCATCACCAATATACTTATCTACCATGCCGCCATGTTTTTGCACAGCATCTGATTGTATAGTCAAAGCCTTGTTCATTATTGAGGTAACTTCTTCTGGAGTTAATCTTTCTGACAGTGAAGTGAATCCTCTTACATCTGTAAATAAAAATGTTGCTTCTTTTTTTTCTCCCCCGAGTTTCAACAGCTCAGGATTATCTTGAAGTCTTTTAATTTGTCTTGGATCTAAATAATGTTCAAACTGTTTTTTAATTTGTTGACGCAATTTATATTGTTTTTTGTAGTTAATATAGAAGGCAATAGTAGAAGTTATGATTTGTGAGATAAAAGTCCATGAAAAATCTATCAAATAGCCCTTCTGAACGCTATATGCTCCTAAGAAGCCCGTGGTGAATAGCAAAATTACAGCGATACTTAGACCCTTAACTACACCGAGATAATTGATTACAAGCCATGTCAACGACACGAAAATTCCAAAAATTAAAATTTCAGCCACCAATGACCATTCTGGAATCCTTGGAGAGTTTTCTATAAGAATTGACTCAGATAATGCTGTTTGAATTTTGTGTGGTTCTAATAATCCAGTTGGAGTTGCAATTTGTGGCATGATTCCTGGAGCAGTAATACCAACAAATACAAATTTATTTGTAACATCTAGTTCTTGTAAATTAGTTTGCGGTGTATCAACCCAACTAATCCACTTACGACCAAGGCTATCTGTTTTAACTGGTGGCAATCCTTTTACTCTTATTTCTTCTATACCAAGATCATTACTTTTAATTACATAGGTATCAGCCCCAACTAATGCTTTTAAAACTTCTGTACCAAACGCAGGAACATATCCATCTGGTGTTTTTAATAATAAAGGGATTCTTCTGACTAAATTGTCTATATCAGTAGGTGCAGTTGCAATACCCTGTTGTACATAATTTCTAAGGTTGATAGTATTTTGAACTACACCTTTGGACAACATACCACCTTTTCCTGATCCTAACATTACCGTTCCGACTGTTTTTGGGTATATTTGATTTGGGGCTTCAAACATAGCTAATATTGTTGTACCTTGTCGAAGAGACTCTGCAAATTCTTTATCTCCCCCGAGTCGATCTGGGTGAGGGAAAGCAATAACCCAACCCACACCTAAAGCACCACTATCTAATATTTGTTTATTAATTTCTGCTAATCTTTGTCTTGGTATAGGATATCCGCCCTCTGCATCTATATCTTCTTCGGTTATGTTAAGAATAGTAAAGTAGCCAGAAGGATCTTGTTTAGGTACAAGATAATCAAATACTTTTAGTTTTAGTGTTTCTGTGGGCGTTGACTGATATAAGACAGGCAACACTAGTATTATAAGTATGATGAATAATAGTCGCTTCATTAATTACTCTGAGTGATTTTGATAGTGCTGCTTGATCCACCGTTTATTTTTACAATATTAGAAACACCATCTTGTATAAAGATAACAGTATAACTACCAGTGGAATCTATATCTACTCTAGCAGTATCACTAACGCTACGAGTTAGTGTTAATACTTCTCCAGTTACAAAAGATGTTATTTGTGTTTTAAGGTCTTGACCTAGTTGAGTGCCAACTATATTTGTAGACGTAGCATCTTGTGCCAATTGATCTTCTTCTTTTATTTCTTGTAGTGCGTCTATAACATCTAGTAAGTCTTCTAGAAAATTTACATCAAGATAGTTTATATCTAACTCGCTAAACTCTAGCTCATCTTCTTTAAAAAAATCTTCCTCTAAATAATCTATATCTAAATCATTAAAGTCTAATATATTTTTCTTCTGTGTTTGTACTGTTTCTTCTATAACAGTTTCTTCTTTGGGTGGATTAACAATAAGCATATTATCTATAAGCTCTAGTGAGAGATCTAAAATAACTGGTGAGCTTGGAGACTTTTCAAATACATCTACTGTTGTGGCTTCATAGGGTTTATTAAGTGTTACTGTCCCCATGGCTGTAGTAACTACTATTTCTCCACTAGACAACCCATTGATATCAGGTAATAAAATTAACAAACTTCGACCCGTCTCATCTACTGTGACTGTAAAGTCTGTGCCTCTTATGGCTATATTTGCTGTGGGAGTTTTAAGATCTATATTTTGTTTATCTATCTTATTTAAAGAGCCAGTAATAAACCTAGCGGTGCCAAGCCCAAAAGTGATAGCCATTTTAGACTTACTAGGGTTTGGGTCAAAGATATATTCATCTATAGTTAGTTGTGAGTGTTCTGTTAGTTTTACTTGCGAATCATCTAGAAACCTAATAGCCATTCGACCATTAGTTGTAACAGCTTCATCGTTTTGTTGAATATTAAATTCAAGCTTAGCATTATAAGGCTTTTCTCTTATAACTCTAGCCGATCCAGTTAATTCAGATATGTTTCCTACATCAACAACTGACGCTTGTTCCGCCATCGTTCTGAACGACACAAACAGTACCGTTAGAACCAGTAGAGTTAATCTGTAACCAATCAGCAGCAAGAGTTGATGACTGTATGATATTGAATGTTCTACTGTTTCCTGTTTGGTCAAGATAGAAATACCCACCTGCATATCCGCTTCCTGTAAAGTTTATTGTATTGCTATCTCCATCTACATCTACATAGTTAGTAGCACCATCATAGTTTATATCAAAATCAAATGTGTTGCTGTCGCCGTTGATTATCCAGTCTAAGTCAAGACCAGAAGCTAATGCTGTTGTACCTGTATCAAGTGTGAATGTATTAGAGCTACCAGTTACATCTACGTTGTAGTCTGAGTTATCAATACCATAGGTATTGTCTGGATCGCCTTGTATAGTAAAGGTGTTGCTGTCACCATCAAACTCAAAGAATCCTGTTACGTTATCGCCATAGATATCACCAAGAAACTTATTAGTATTACCTATTTGGTTTATGTCTAAGGTTAGATTAATACCATCTAAATCTAATGCTGTTAGTGTGCCTGCAACAGAGTTTAGGCCTCCAATAATGTTAGATGATCCTAACTGTTCTAAGTCTATGTTTGCTGTAGAACCGCTTTGGTCTATATATATTTCGTTATCAGCCGCGTATAGAGGCGACACAATCATTGTCGCAATCAATAGTTTTAATTTGTTCATCAATATTCCAATATCCTCTGGTTGTTCCTTCCTTAATTGTTTCTAATACAGCAGTTTCTATTGCTGTTTGTAGTGCTATATTGATTGACTCGTTCCTGACTAAACCGTTTTCTATTTCAACAAGTTCGGTATTGTCAGTAATAAAACGAAATATATCTTGATCGATAGATGCACTTAATATCGTTTTAGTTACTAATACTTCTAGTAACACTCTACCTGTACTTACAGATACTGTGCGTAAAGATATGGTTACGGTGTCTTGCTTATACTGCCTAGACATTCCAATGCCTAAGTATCTAGCACCTGCACCGCCAGACTTTACATTACTTTCGTATGATATCACGCCACCTTGCATTATCAAACCAGCAAACAATAAATCTGGTAGCTTCTGCTTGTCTTTGTTTTGTTGCCTAGCGCTTCTTATTATCTGTCGTTCTTTAGTTACATTGTCTAAACCAACACGCTCAACCACATCAAAAAAACCATTTTTACTACTACCTGCGTGTTTTAAAGCTCTAATAAGATATGCGTCTGGTGCTTGTGTTACCGCAGATGAAAAAGTTGCATAAGAACTATTACTTCTTCTTTGTCCTGTTTGATCTGTAAAAGAACCTTGGTATATAGCTACGACTGGTTTTACTTTATTGTTTGCTTGTATATTCGCAAGACCAGGCACAAGCAATGAGCCTATCGTTGGCTTTTCTATTTTCTGAATTGGAGGTAAGTTATTTTCTAACGGATCTATTATTAACGCGCAACTAGAAAGTAAAACTACCGATAGGGAGAGA